TCCAGCTCCCCACCCGCCACTGTTCGATAAGAACCCACGCTCTCAAGGCTTGGCTCGGTAGGAATTCCCAAAGAACCATAGAGTTCATCGCGTCCGGCATCGTCCGTCCACGAAGAACGAGGGTCTAGCGCAAAGGCTTCCTGTTCAGATTTAGGGAGATTTAAAAATCCTTCGATATGGTCTGTTCCCGCGCCTGGCGCTGCCTCCATAGTCGCATATGCATTGAACCTTTCAGAAAATGAACCGTAGTGCTTCGCAGCGTCTTCGGGACTTAACTCACCCGCACGAATCTTAGCCCCCGTCCACGCAGCGGCCTGCGCCTCGGACGGTGTCCAGTCGGTCTTGCCTGCCACCTTTGCTTCATTGAGCATGTCAACAATGGTTGCCATTTCCCTGTCCATAAAGGCGTGTTGCGCTTCGGAAAATCCAGCACTCCAAGGCTTCACTGTCCGGTAACCATCGCCCTCTTTGACAACACTCGCGCCCGTGGACACTTCGCCCTTTTTGTTCGTTATTGAGGCCAGGGCCTCTTTTCTTGTGGGAAAGAGCTTGGTGGAAACCGCCTTATAGCCCATCGCCCTGCCTTGCCAGATATCGTGTACGGGCTGACTCGCCATGCGAGGATTCCATGACACCGCTAGGTTGTCAGCAAAGGGCGTTATTTTAGGGCCAAGACTTTCCCTGCTCCCTGACAAAATATCCTGAATTTGTGCTGACTGCCTTGTGGGAAATCTTCCTGTGTTGACGGGCGCTCCGGTTGCCGCTTGATTTAGACCTTTAACCGTGAAACCTAGATTAGTCCCCACACCCGTACCAGCCGATGTTACAGCCAGAGAATCCACCAGTCGTTGTGCCTCCGCCTCGTTACTGGTAACGCTTCTCGCCCACCGACTGGCATCGTTGTACCAATCTAACCCTGCCTCACCAGACTTAACCAAATCCAAGTAGCTTGACCTTAGTCTTCCCAAAGCCTGTGGGCTTGTTACCCCATAAGGCGCTCCAACATACTTACCCGTGGTTCCTATTCTTCTTGTGGTGCTTGTCTGGGCTTCCAATTGTCTTCTGGCGGCATCAGCTTCACGAGACTTCAAGGTGGCAATTCCTGAATCGACAACCTCATCAGCGGCCCTGCTTGCGTTTTTCAGCGCCATAGAAAAACCCTTTACCACATTTCCAACCGCTTTAGGTAATTTGAGTGTGGTTCCAGCCGCCGCACCTATGGCCGTTCCTTGTATTAGGTCGCCCAGCGAACCAAGCCCTTGCAGACCTGCGGCCGTAATACCACCTAAACCACCACGCTCCAAGTTCTCTGCCAAGCTGGGCGCTCTTTCGCCAGTAAGCATGTACTGTGGTAGTTGCTCCAGTGTTACGTCACGGGAAGGCATTTCTGCCATTTTCCCTATTGTGTCAACAGTTGCAGCACCAAATGGCAACTGACCAAAAATATAAGCGGTCTGCGCGGGGGTCAGCAGTGGCTCTTCATCCCCCGTGGGGATATAGACTGGCAACCCGAACTGATCATAAATAACATCAGGTGTATTATTAAGGCCGCGTATTCCTTGTTCGTTGCCGTTACTCATCTGCCCGATAAGCCTCTTCTTGTTGTGGCAATGGGCCACTATACAAATTGGTGCGTATGGCCGGATAGATTGTTTTCTGGCTGGGAACGGTTCCCACTAAACTTATATTTTTAGACATTTTTCCATTCAATCGGGAATTAATGGATTTAATGAGCTTTTCCAAATAAACCTCTACTTCCGGCTGTTCTCCGGCAATCATACCCCGAATCGCTGAATGCTTTGATATTTCACAGGATATTTCATATTGCCACCATTTCCCATCCACTGCGTTTTTTGGTGGCTTCGCTCTTCTTAAAAAATCAAGCGAGTAAAGCTGCATCCACCTTTTCCCTGTTGGCGAGATGCTCTTTGGCAATATCCTCTTTAGATTGTCCGTGATACGGAACCGCATGACTTTCCTGACACATCAGGTCATTGGCACAAATCCCGTCTTTATTGATGATTTTGCCTAAAATACGCCCGAATTTACCCCTGCCACTGCCCTTTGCGGTCTCCAAAGTGATTTGGTAATCCTCGGCCTCGATGAAATTTACCAGGTATTGCTTGGCCAGAAGGCCGTATTTCTTCTCAACCTTGTCTCTGGTACGGGATTCAGGGGTGTCTATGCCATAAAGTCGAATACGTTGTTTAGCAAGTATCACCTTAAAGCCAAGGTCTATATCACAATCAACGGTATCGCCATCAATAATTCGGGTGATTTTGGCTTTGTACTGGTACATTCAGAACATTCCAGTGAGCACCTGAACAACGACTGCCGCCACGACCAACCACGCGAGCTTCTCCCATCGCGCTGAATGACTGGAGGTGAGTTCCTTTAGGTGTCTTATCTCTGTGATTGCCTCAGACCAACGCTCTCCGCATTCTTTTTCATGCGCCTCTATGCGTTTTAAGGATTCTAAGGCTATGTCCATTGCTTTCTTATCCACCACTGATTGCTTTCTGTTTCTAGCCACCAACAAAGAATACCCGCAATTTCCACAAAAAAATAGTGAAGCAGTGGCTCGTTTTCCTGATGTTTTTCATTTCACCCATCAAAGGAAACGAAACATCGATCAGTAGGGGACCAGAAACTATAGAACCACCACTCCACTATCCCACAATCAGTACGCTGTAATCAGCTACTCTGATATCAGCTACTCTGTAATCAGCTATTTATAAGCTAAACCCCAAAAAATATTCTGTAATCAGAGTCTCTGGAATCAGAATCTCTATAATCAGATCGCTTCCAGCGGGGATTATAGGACACAGTATAGGAAGACACAGAGTTTTGCAAAAAATTTTTCAGGCATGGGACTCCTAGCCTGTTTTCTCAGAAAAAAAGGGCTGATCACGATGCTACATTATGGTAACAGCATGGAAACTAAGGTTTTTATCAGAAATTAGTAATTATTTGAGCGGATTACTAATACTAACTTCAGCTGAAGTGGCCTGATATATGTGGGGGGATGGGGTCTAACTTATTGATTTATAAGGATATTTTGGTTTTATCAAAAAGGCCACCCTATGTTAGTGAGTACTTACTTATATGCCTGTTTTGAGGTCAAAGTGGGAAATCAGAGCATATCGATAATTACCTCTCCAACGAAGAATCAATGACTTACGAGCGATATCTCGATAAAAGGCATGTGGGAAATAGAGGTTGCAATGTATTATCCTTTATAATCAACAACTTATGTTTCTATTTAACATAATATAGATTATGCGCTTAACAAATTATTACCCGTTTTTAAGGCCAAAGTGGGAAATCGTGACTATTCCAACTATTGACAGCCTGGTCGCTGTTAGTGGATTTGATCAGCCTCAGTGCTGTTGTTTACTGCAGGATCAGATAAATCCTCTTCCAGAGGCTCTGTATCGCCCTCTGGGGCTGATTCTAGCTGTACCCCTAACGCCAGTAGCTTGTTTTCTAAGTCATCTCTAATCGCATCTGCGCTTCTGTTGTCTTCCTGCGTCAAATGGATATCGTTACGCATTAAACCGCTGACTTGAGCTAAAATTTGTATAGCTTTCAATCGGTTAGGGCCGAAATCGTCGTCATCGACGGCCTCTCGAAGCCTTTCCATGACCAAATCTCTCTGCGAGAGCGCCTTTTGTTGCATTCCCCGCTCCCTGGCAGCCACCAGAGCCTCGTACCTTGCCCTTATATTGTCCCTCGCCATCAACCGACTGGCGGCTTCTATTTGCGTCTTGGGCGAAGCGTCCGGGTCTACGTCGTAGGCGATCCGATAAGCCTCTGCTTGGGACTTCCCGCTTGCAAGCTCTCTGCAGAACCTCGCCTGCTTCGGAGTTAAATCTGATGTTTTAGCCATAGCGACAATGGTAGCCCCTTAATCCCATAATTCAACCATGATTTAGCCTTAATAAATAATCATCTAATAGTGTTGTATTGTAGTGCGTAGTACCTTATAATTATTGTGAGTTAAATAAATACACACGGCAAGCGAGGAGACTGAGATGATAAGCATAAAATTGAATGGTAGTAACCTAGAGGTTACCGCTCCAGAACAAAGAGCATTGCGTATCCTGAAAAAAAATAATTTTGTCGCAAAAAAGGCTGAATTTGCAGAAGGCAGTGGAAATTATATAAAGTCAATTCTGCCCAAAGATAGGGAAAGGCGCAAAGCACTAGGCATTGCTGAGACAGCAAAAAGCAATCCTTTTGGCCTCCCAAGAAGCAATAAAGAAAAAGCATTTTTCAAAGAAAACCCACGCTGTCAATCTGGCGTTTTCGGAAACCCAAGAAGGATTAATGCAATTCTCCAGTCGATTGATTGTCAGTTATAAGGCGAAGAAAACTGAAGCAAAAGTATAGGGAGTTCACGCTCCCTTTCTTTCTTAACCCCATTTATTTCTCTTGGCAGACATGAATTTACTCATAATCCCAGTGATTTCTCTTAGAACTTTTGTGGAAATGTCTGCATAGCGAGAACCGATCATTTTGATCTGCATCCCCTTTTCGGGGAAAATATCATTCTCGCTAGAGAATATGATGCCGCCATCATCTGAATCCAAATACAGTATTTCTATTACTCCATAGTCCTCTTCGTCAATCTCTTCATCAAACTCTTCTTGATAAATCCAATAGCCATATGAACTCATCCCGTATCTGTATTCATAATAAATTTCTTCTGTCAGCCCCTCAAACCTGCTGTACTCATCTTTCCACATTCCAATAACTCCTAATTCTTTCTAATTATGTATTCAAAATTCTGTGTCTGTGAATTAAGAGAAATTAGTTTTGCCCCACATTTAATGTGGAAATGAGTTGCCAGCGGTGTCAAAGGACTCAGCGTCACAACCCTTTGCAAATGCTGTTTTTTTGCGTACTCAACCACTTCTTTCATGATCTCTCTGCCAGCACCTACCCTTTTTTTGTTGCTCCAAACGGTATAGGCAATAGCAATGTCTGCATTCTTCTCGTACTTGCTGACTTTGCTCATCAAATCAAGCTCACGAATCGTGTGAGGAATTTCATTGGTAAAGGCCAGGCAAACAACCGCTTGAACTTCATCACCCTGCTTTAGACCATAAATTTGTCTATCGAATGAAGTTCTCCACCTGAGACTTAGCTCTGGCCTTACCGGATCGGTTTTTACATCGATGTTGTAGAGTCGTACAAAGTTGCTTTTTTTCTGTAACCAGCCGAGTGCTTTTTTGACGATTGGGGTCATCATCTTCTAACTAATTTCATTCCATATTCATCGTAATCTTCATAAACCACATCATCTTTAGGTATTAATTTGTTGTTTTGATAAGGCGAATAATCAACATGATGATGCCATCTATTCCATTTCCAAACCACTCTAGCTACATCTGGGTGCATGTCAGCCAACATCTGGCTTTTATTCTTTGTACCATCTTCATCATAGAACTCAGCACTGTTACCACCTCTCATAGTCTGTGTTGCCCTTTTTCCAGTCAAAAACTGATTGAATTGCACTGTACACCAGCCATCCTTCATCATTCTTAGGCTTAGATCTGTATCTTCGTTGTATCTACCTCTCCATCGATATGGCATGTCGTTTCTTATCAAAAGACAACTGTATATTCTGGTATTCAGCTTAATTGGTGGTCTGGCATCACCTGCTGGGCAAAATATTGCGTAATTTAATCCGGCTTGCGCTATGTTTTCGTATCTCAATACAAAATCTTCGCATACATATAATGGTGTGCCATCTGTGCATCTGACTTTCATGTTGTCATTTAATCTTTCAAATGACTCCAGATTATCATCCATTACCCAGTGCCATTCAGCCCCATTTTCAATGGAATGATCCCAGACAAAGTTTCTGGCAGCCCCCGGTCCTTTTCTGGAATCATCGTCAATCCAAAATGTATCGTAATCATCTAAATACTTTTGTGGGAGTACAAGTATCTGGTCCTCATCTACGATATTCAGATATTTATCTTTCTCGTTTGCTTCTACCACCATGTAAAAAGGTACACCCATTTCTTTCAGTGCTCTGGATGTTGGGTTGCGCTCCCATCTACCTTTGCTCACTATATACACAGGGAATCTGGGGTTCTTTGGATTATCTGACATGTAGTAATAATTACTGGCTTTCTCATTCAATGGAAACCATGTAGTTTTGGCTTCTTTCTTTTGTATGCCATCAAATACTTTTTTACCATCGTATATGTGTTCTTTTATTAATGCATGAAAGGTATCGTAATCATCTTGGCATCTAAATCTAAATGTGGCTGTTATCTCAGGATCAGGTCGCTTGATGTTTTTGTATTCAGGCATGCCAGAATAGTCATAGCTGTGCTCACAATCTAAATTAAGTTGCTCTTGCTTATTCTCCATATGAATTACCAAAAATTTTTGTATCTTTTTTCTTTAATTTTTTGTGGCTTGTTGGCTTCTTGCCGAATATTCGGTCAAACCCTTCATCAAAACGCTTTTTATCGACTGGTCTTTGCTTGCTGCCCTTGCTCATAAATATTTTATCCTTCTACCTCAATCAGCAAGTCTATGTAATGGCGAGCCTTTTTCAAATCATCAACGCCACCTTTTGTTTTATATCGGCAGATATATTTAATGACATTGCCCGCTCCATAGCCGAGATTATTAAGCTCTATAAACTCAAACGGCTGAATGGCTAGGTCTCTGTAGTGATCGCCACCAATTTGTTGATCGAGTGCATCGCCAATTTGTTCATCCAAGGGATCGCTCATTTTTCACCTGCCTTTTCGTAAAACATCTTATACCCTTCTCCAAACTCTAACGCCTTTTGAGCCGTCTTCCACGACTGATCTTGCTGTCAAAACCACGCCCTTGTTGTTTTTTAAATAACTCATTCTGTTTGTCAAAACCTTATAAGCATTACTGCCTGCAATGACCCCACGAAAATAAACACTATCACCCACCTGTAGTTGTCGAATCACGGCAAACGGGTGGCCCTCATCAAATCTTGAAGAGGGCATCGGGATGTGCTTGTCAATTTTTGGGTACTCAGCCATCAAATGTTTCACACTCATAACAAAGCACACGCTCATCTTCGCCTGGTTCTTCTCCCAAGTTAAAATAAAAGTGTCTGCCACACTCTTCGCAAGACCAATGATCTGGCGGATCGATAACATTTTCTGGTATGTCCCACATCAATATTCCCCTAACAATAGTCCCGTGGGGTTAGCTCGCCGTAATTACTGGCAGACCACTCTTGACTGGTCTGCCTACGAGTTCTGAAAAAGCCCTCATACTGAGGATAAACTTTGTGAAACCGCCTAGCGTAAAACGCTCGGTAGTTGTTGTTCAGCTTGAAGGTGGATTTGCCATCTCCACCGACCGAATCGACTTCCCATCTAATCCTTTCAAAAATAGCGTTCACACTGTAGTGCTGAAAGCCACGATTGATAAGCTCCATCGTGAAGCGAACAAACAAGTCCCAGACTTGCGGGTTCTCACCGTGAAAGGCTGAGACCTGCTGTCGCATTTGCTCTAATCTGCTGTCAGAACGGGAAGTCATCATCTTCAGCTTCTTGTACTGGTGCTGGTGCTGGTGCTGGTGCTGGTTCTGGAGCCGCCACAGCCTCTGTGTTGCCTTCAAACAAATGATCATGCTGTGACGGGTAGTAAACATCGCCTTCTATTTTGAAATACTTGTCACCGTTCTTCGAGGTGTTCAACCATGCAGCAAGGCCCACTCGTGGTCCCTCATCTGGATTTTCACCATCAGACTTAAAAGCCTTGTTCCGATACAAAACCACCAGCGTCTGCAACATCTTTTCGTTCAGCACGAGGTGACCACGGTAGGGCGGTTGTTTGTTATTTTCATTTGATCCATCGTTTTTCCATAACCCACCCTGCTTACTGCGCGGGTATTTGTCATAATCAGCCATTCTTTTTCTCCTTTTGCTTTCGCAATAGTTCATAAAATTGCTCTATTTTAAGAGCGCGAATTTTGTCTAACCGAGATTTCAACTCCTTAACTTCTTCCTTGAACCCCGCGTTATACAAAGTAATAAGTGTTTTTTTGTTCTCACCGCTACTTGTAAATTTGTCAATCCAACCAGCCACTGTGTCTGGATCATCAGTCTCTTTCTCAGAGCCTTCAGGTGGCAGGGAAAAACTGACAATGGTCGTGTAAATAAAATCAAAAACGCCTTTAATGTTTTCAGGGGTAGCTTTTGTCCCTGCTTTCTGCAAATTTTGAACGTGCTTCTTTTGATCAGCCATCCTTTTCTCCAGAGGGTTGACTTCTTTTACAATGGGTTCGACGGGAACACTTTTCAGTTTCGGCTCAGGTTTCGGCTCTACCTTTGGCTTTGCAGGCTGTTTGCTTGAGCTTGGCAAATCTTCGCCGCCGTAGATGTAATGGCCAAGCCCTAGTAGGCTCAGGGTTTTTGTTAAGCAGCGCATCTTGTTGTCAGAGATGTCTCTGGCATTTGGTGACTTGATCGCGGCATTCTTGTAATCCATCACGGGTAACCACATAGACCTCTGGCATTCGCCAATGGTGACGGTGCAGTGAACAGTCATGCTGCCATCGGCATGAGTTTCATTATCGGCAAACTCAAAGTTCGCGCTGGGGTAATGCTCCATTAAAATACCCCATGCCCATGCCCATGACAGGTAGGTTAGGTTGCCTTTCTTTTCGGTGTATTCATTACAGTCCACACTACTAAGTGTGTCCCAGATTTTTTGGTACGTTAATTCCTCGCTCACTTCTCTTCTCCTATGTAAATCTTTCCTGTGCTTTTTTAATGATTATTTCTGTCAGTTCTTTGACACTAAGTTGGTCAAACAAAGTAAAAGGGATTTCGGTTATGAAGTATTCGTTCATCGTTATGACAACTTTTTCGTTCACTAACTTCATGCCAAGATTGGCATTTTTGAACTGCTCTTGCTGCCACAAGCCCAGCATTTTTCGCTCTATTGAATCAGATCCATGAAACTCAACCGTAATTGATTTGTCGAGATCAAATATCGTCATTAGCCCTCTCCGAATATTCTTTATACTGACTGCAAAACGGTGCAACCTTGCACCAGTCCTCGCATCTCACTCGTTTGCCCTGGCGATGTTCAATAACATGCTTGCTGTCCATGCCATTTGTCGGGTCAGCGGCCCACTCAATAGCCTCTTCCATTGAATCCAACAACCTGCTGGCTCTCTTGTGAGTGGAAGACTTCATGACAGCGAACTTCTCAGGGCGCTCCCACATCTCTTCAGATGTGCAGAGGGGAAGCTCCTCACCGATTAGCGAGGAGTAAGAGGCTTCACGATGTAGAGAGATTCTCTCATCAACATATTCAACTGTGTCTTGCCAAGACCAGAGCGGTACAGGAATTTGCATGACAGGAGCAACTGGATAATCAGGCTTACCAACTTCTGAAGCCTTCCAATCTCTAAGCATGGTTAAAATGTAGAGTTCTGAGACTTTAATGTCTTTTGCTCGTTGCAAGAGATATCGATAAGAATTGAGTTGTTTTTCCCACTCTGGTTTAACGCCGCCATTTTTCTTGTTGAGAATTACTCCATAAACTCCTGTTACCTTGTAGTCCACAAGGATTGTAGTGCCATCCTCTTTTTCTATTTGAAGGTCTATTGCTCCTGAGACCCTTAAACCGCTGGGATGATCTAAGAAAACACGCTCTTCCGTGATTGCATTGTCGCCAACAGCATTTTCCATAATATTGTGAAAGCCTGTACCGAGCGCAGAAAATACCCTGTCTGAGACCGATTCTTCGATCTCATCACGGTGAGTCTTCATTAGTTGTGCAATTCTGGGGCTATCCAGCCATGCTGTTGGTGTGATGTCTGCCCCGCCGGACGTATAAGCATCATGCGCCAGAGCCTTATAAATTGGCTCCAATAAGCCAAGATCGTTTGTAACTCTAGCCCCCACGAGACACTCGCCAAACTCTAATCTGTTGCGTGTTGTTTGTGCCTTTCTCAAACGCTATCCGAAACTTGTAATGAGGGTGTTTTTTTGAGAACCTCAAACACCTCATGCGTACACTTCTGATTTTTTTATCTAATTCTTTTTTTGTGCTTCCGGTAATCGAGATACTGTCGCCGACCCGTAATTCTTTCAGCGGGATTGGCCCCAAGTCAATTCGATCACTCAACCCTTTCGGCAGAGGCACGTTTTTCTCTATGCGTATCATGCTTGCTCCATTGCGTAGTCAGTTTACTGTTACGAA